CGGATCTCGTCGAGCTCCGTCGGCGAGTGCTCGCGGCGCTCGACCTGGCCGAACCCGGGCAGGTTCCGGCGCTCGCCCGTGAGCTCCGAACGATCGACCTCGAGCTCGTGGAGCTCGTCCCCGAGGAGGTCTCGCGTGTCGACGATCTCGCCGCTCGCCGAGCCGCTCGGCGGTCAGGCTCCGCGGGTCGCGGTCGCTCCGCAGTCGGCGAGTAGCGCCGGAGCGGAGGCGGTCGAGCTCGCCGCGTCGGCCGGTCTGATTCTCGACCCGTGGCAACAGGTCGTCCTAGAGGCGGCGCTCGGGGAGCGTCCCGACGGCCGGTGGAGCTCGCTCGAGGTCGGACTCGTCGTCCCTCGTCAGAACGGGAAAGGCGCCGTGATCGAGGCTCGAGAGTTGGCCGGATTGTTCCTGTTCGGGGAGGATCTGATTCTCCACTCCGCCCACGAGTTTAAGACGGCCCAGGAGGCGTTTCGGCGCCTGTTGCATCTCGTGGAGACGACCCCGGATCTCGACCGTCGGGTCGCTCGGGTGCGTACCTCTCACGGCGAGGAGGGCGTCGAGCTCGTCGGCGGCGGCCGGTTGCGTTTCGTCGCCCGGTCGAACTCGTCGACCCGCGGTTTCTCGGGGGACTGTCTGATCCTCGATGAAGCGTTCCGGCTCCCGCCGCACGCCGTCGCGTCGCTCCTCCCGACAATGTCCGCCCGCCCGAACCCGCAACTGTGGGTTCTCACGTCGTCGCCGCCGACTGTCGACGAGAGCTCGGAGCATGTTCGCCGGATGCGAGCTCGGGCCCTGTCGGACGACCCGGGGCGGCTCTGCTGGTTCGAGTGGTCGTCTCCGGCGGAGGTCGACCCGGACGACCGGTCCGCCTGGGCGGCCGCGAACCCGGCGCTAGGTGTCCGCCTCGAGGCGGAGTTCGTCGAGACGGAACGGGCGGCGTACACGGACGAGACGTTCCTCGTGGAGCGTCTCGGCGTGTGGCTCGAGGCGTCGACGTCGTCGAAGATTCCGGCGGAGGCGTGGGAGCGGGCGTTCGATCCGGACGCGTCGGTCGATCCGGCGGCGGTCGTGTTTGCTTTGGATATGCCTCCGGACCGGTCGGTCGTGTCGGTCGCCGTGTCGGACGGGCGGGTCGTCGAGCTCGCCGCCGAGGTCCCGCCGGGTGAGGTCGTCGACTGGCTCCGTGAGCGTGTCGCCCGGTGGCGGCCGCGAGCGGTCGTCGTCGACTCTCGAGGTCCGGCGTCGACGCTCATCCAGGCGCTCGAGGAGCTCGACGTCCAGGTCGTGACGACGTCCGCTCGGGCGTTCGCGGAGGCGTGCGGCCGGTTCTACGACGCGGTGGTCTCCGGTCAGGTCCGCCACCGCGGGCAGGGTCCGCTCACCGCGGCGGCCGGGTCGGCGTCGACTCGAGCTCTCGGGGACTCGTGGGCGTGGGCCCGGTCGTCGTCGGCGGTCAACATCTCGCCGCTCGTCGCGGCGTCGCTCGCCGTGTCGGGTGCGGAAACGGTCGAGGTCGAGGTCGAGGCGCCGCGCCGACCCGTGTTCGTTTACTGAGAGGGTCCCCGTGCGTTCGTTCCTCACTTCGGTCCTCGAGCTCGTCGGGCTCGCTCTCATCGTCGCGGCCGCGTGGGTCGTGTGGGTTCCGGCCGGTCTGTTCGCCGCGGGTGTCGCTCTCTGTCTCGTCGGGTTCCTGTTGAGTGACGAGGTCCGCCGGTGAGCCTGTTCGCCCGAACACGTCGAGACGCCCTGTATGGCTCTGAGACGCGTTCGGTCTCCTTTCAGGACGTGTGGGGTTCGGACACCGAGTACCGCCGGGACGGGGCCGTAGAGCCCGCCTCGCGGGCCGTGAGGCTCGACGCCGTGTTCTCGTGCGTTCGCCTCATCGGGACGACGTTCGCGCAGATCCCGTGGGACGTGTACCGGGACGGATCGAAGGATCCGGTCCGGCCGACCCCGACCCTGATCTCGTCGCCGTCGTCGCTCGTGCTCCCGTCCGCGTGGCGGTATCAGCTAGCGGTCTCGCTCGCTCTATGGGGGAACGCGTACGGGATCGTCTCCGGACGGGACCGGCTCGGATACCCGGCGGGTCTCGAGTGGCTCTCACCGGAACGGGTGCGGGTGCAACGCCACGGCGGCCGGGTCGAGTACCTCGTCGACGGATCCGCCCGGGCGGACGTGTTCCACGTCCAGTTCCAGCCGATGCCCGGCGAGGTCGTCGGGATGGCACCGCTCGAGTATTCCGGGCTCGTCGAGCTCGGCCGGGAGGCCCAGGCGTTCGGCCGGAAGTGGTTCACGGAGGGCGCGACCCCGTCGGCGATCCTCTACTCCGAGGACGAGCTCGAACCTGAGGACGCCCGCCGCCTGGCCGGGGCGTTCGTCTCCGCGATCCGACGTCGTCGCCGTCCGGCCGTGCTCGGCGCCGGGCTCCGCTACGAACAGGTCTCTGTCTCGGCGGGGGAGTCTCAGTTCCTCGAGACGATCCGGGAGAACCGGGCGCAGATCGCGACCGTGTTCGGCGTTCCGCCGGAGATGGTCGGGGCGTCGGTCGGCGGCGGCGGGTCGATCACCTACGCGAACCGTGAGCAACGCTCTCAGGATCTCCTTACGTTCTGTCTCAACGGGTACCTCACGGCCGCTCAGGACGCGCTCACCGCGGCGCTCCCTCGAGGTCAGGTCGCCCGGCCGACCACCGCGGCGCTCCTCCGGTCGGATCTCCTCACCCGCTACCAGGCGCACGAGATCGGGATACGCGCCCGGATCCTCACCCCGAACGAGGCTCGGGACCTCGAGGACCGGCCGCCGCTCCCCGGTGGCGACGAGTTCCCGCTCCTCCCGGGCCAGACCCCGACCGGTGTCGACGGTCGCCGAGCGATCAACCCGCGCGAGATCGCCGAGCTCATCCAGAAGGTTTACCTAGGCGTCGGCGTCGTGATTACCGCCGAGGAGGCCCGAGAGCTCGCGAACGCCGCCGGTGCCGACTTCGTCGCCGGTCTCCCGGACGGTCTCGGCGTACCGAGCCCGAACCCGACCCCCGAGCCCACGTCCCCGGACACCCCACCCACGGAGGGCTAGCACGATGCGAACCGAACGTCGCGACGCTCGAGGCGTCGTCGAGCTCAGAGCCGACCCCGACACGCCCGGCACCCTCGCCGGTTACGCCGCCCTGTTCGAGCGGACCTCCGCCGACCTGGGCGGGTTCGTCGAACGGATCGACGCCCGAGCGTTCGCCGACACCCTCGCTCGCGGCGGGAACGTGTTGGGCGTCGTGAACCATGACCCGTCGTGGCTCCTCGGCACCCGGGCGTCCGGCACCCTCGACGTCCGCACCGACGACCGGGGACTCGCCTACGAGATCACCCTCGACCCCGACGACCCCGACGCCGTCCGCGCCGCCGCGAAGGTCCGGACCGGGAAGATGCGCGGGAGCTCGTTCGCGTTCCGGTCGATCGCCGACGAGTGGGGGACCCTCGACGACGGGACCCCCGTCCGGCGTCTCCTCTCGGTCGCCCTGTTCGACGTCGGACCCGTCGCGACGCCCGCCTACCCCGACACGGAAACCGACGGCACCGTCGCGCTCCGGTCGCTCGCCCAGGCCGTCGACGCCGAGCTCGACGTCGTCGTCGACGCCGCCCGTTCCGGGAACCTCGGCCGGTTCATCGGGACCCGCGGCGTAACCGCAGAGATCGTGTCTCCCTCATCGGAGACCGTCGAGGACACGACCCCGCGTAGCCCGCAGGTCGTGAACCTCGCTCATCGACACGCCCTCGAGGCGCGTCGACCCCACCCCCGGCGACCCGCGTAACCCGCAGTCGCCACGCTCTGACTTCACCCCACCCCACCCCACCCCACAAGGGAAGGAACCACATGGACCCCATCATCGACCGACTCCACGAACAGCGTCTCCGCGCCTGGGAGGCCGCGAAGGCCGTCCTCGAGACCGCCGACGCCGAGGGCCGCGCCCTGACCGCCGAGGAGGAGACCACCTACTCCGCAGCGATCGCCGACGTCGACCTTCACGACGCCCGTCTCCGCGACCTGTCCGACGCCGAGCGCCGGGCTCGCGAGCTCGACGAGGCGTTCGCCTCGATCCCCGAGCGGCGCGCCGCCGAGCAGGCCGCTCCGACCGTCTCGGATCAGATCCGGGCGCTCGCCCGCGGTGAGCTCCGCTCCGTCGACGGCGCCCCCGAGCGCCGCGACCTGACCAAGGGCACCGCCACCGCCGGTGGGAACGTCGTGCCGACGTCGTTCTACGAGACGCTCTACGAGCATCTCGTCGAGGTCTCCGGCGTGATGCAGGCCGGGCCGACCGTGCTCAACACCACGAGCGGCGAGACCCTCGAGTACCCCGTCACGACCGCGCACTCGAGCGCGGCGATCATCTCGGAGGGCTCGGCGATCACGGAGAGCGACCCGGCGTTCGCCAAGAGGTCCCTCAGCGCGTACAAGTACGCGACCCTGATCCAGGTCTCGCGGGAGCTCCTGGACGACTCCGGCGTCGACCTCGAGGGCTACCTCGCCCGGCAGGCCGGACGGGCCGTCGGGATCGCCCTCGGCGCCGACCTCGTCACCGGCAACGCGTCGAGCAAGCCGTCCGGGATCCTCCAGACCTCGACGCTCGGCAAGACTGGTAGCGCGTCCGTGTCCGGTGCGTTCTCCGCCGACGACCTCGTCGACCTGTTCTACTCCGTGATCGCGCCCTACCGGGCGTCG